CAGCGGTATCACGATGGGTACGCAAAGGCGTATTGCCTGAGAAGCAAGTCATGCGGCTACAGCTTGGCCTTGTGGCTGCGCCTAAGCCCGTAGACGCTCGCATACGCAGGAAGCAGCTCCAAGTCGAGGCTGCGCGCAGATGGGCTGAGAAAGGCTGAGGATGTCCATAAACGACAAACCCCCTTTCGGGGGCTTGACGATGCCGGGGGATGGCATTACGCTTAACGTGCGAGGTAGCGTGATAGCAAGTCTGAAGAACCGTTCTGGTTCTGTCAACAACTCTGTTACGCCAAGAAGCTCGGGATCTCTGGACGGGGAAACAACGCGCAGAGAATCCTTAAACCCACACCGGGGCGGCCAGCCTGTGGGTGCGCAGCGTGTCGTCGGGAAGCGCAAATGGCAATCGGAGCAATCCGATGAAATGTAGCCGACAGCAGGGTGGCTCCGTCAGTCATCAAATCTCTGCACGATCCGGCTCTAGGCGTAATTCCGTCTATAGTCCGTGCAGAGTTCACCATCAGTCATCTGGTCTAAATCAATAACTACAGGAGAAAATCATGGGTGATGAGTTCATGTATACACCTAGCGTATATACACAGAAGCCTGAGAAGAAAGCTGAAGATCGTAGTGATTATGCTGTTAAGAATTCAGCAGAGTATTGGGCTACAGCAGTTAGTGAAAATCCCCTTAATCGTTTACGTTTACTTGATGCCAAGCTCGCTAGACCCGGTGTCGATGTCGAGTCCATCAAGGCTCGAGCTGGTGAACTGATCCGAGAGATCGGTGCTGCCAAGGTTCTCGGTGATCCTGATTGCATTGGCCTCGTGCGACAACTGTTTGGTCAGCGCGGTGTCGATCGTTTGAAAGAGAGGGCTTCAGCATGACCGACGCTATCAATCCGCTGCATTACAAGGCTGGTGACATCGAGTGCATCGATGCGATCCAAGCTCAACTCTCGCCTGCTGAATGGCGCGGCTACCTTCGCGGTCAGATCGCTAAATACAACTGGAGACTAGGCTTGAAGGATTCCGTCGAGCAGGACGCAGCCAAGCTGCTGTGGTACGCATCCATGCTAGCCGGGAGAGATCCTCGTGCATGATGACGCATACCGCAGGCTCTGGGCCTCGGTGCTGTATCAAGCGATCGCTGACGCTAACCGCAAAGGCATTGCTCGAGCAGCCCTGTACTGGATCTATTCGCCGCGCGATGAAGCCGGAAGTTTGCGTTGGATCTGCGATATGCTCGATTACAACTACAACGAGGTGCAGCGTTTATGCATGACTCGAGCAGGACGATCAGAGATTTTACGGAGGGGTCGTGTTAGAGCTAACCCTACCTTGGCCGCCTTCGATTAACCATTACTGGCGCAACTATCGTGGCCGCACCGTGATCTCGAGCGAAGGTCGGCAGTACAGGCTGGACGTATCCTATCGGATACTCGAGCAGGGAATCCCGCGGGACAACCTCAACTGCCGGCTGCAAGTGACGATCGATGCGTACCCACCAGACAAGCGACGGCGCGATCTGGACAACATCCAGAAGGCGCTGCTCGATGCGATCGTAGCCGCTGATGTCATTGACGACGACAGCTTGATTGACGCGCTATCCATCACCCGGCATGACGCCTGTGAGGATGGCAAAGTGATTGTGAGAATCAGACCGTATGTCAAAGCGATGTGAAGTCTGCGGAGTGGAATACACGCACCGCTGCTGGAATACGAAATACCACTCGATCATTATCGAGATAGAAAACAAGAACACCATTGAAAAGCTCATTCAGAAACTAGGAGATGGCATCGATGAAGGAAGAAAATCTGCAAAGGCTCTGGGCCGAAGTAAGAAATCTAAATCAACAGCTTGCAACAGTTCACCGCGAAATATCCCGCGTCGAACTTGGTTTGCCGGAACCCTTCGACTTCGGTAAAGATTGGATACCGCCGTACTTGAGGGAAGGGTCATGTATACCGTTACGGACGACGATGTTACCGACGAAGAATTGAGAAACGTAGATACCATCGTGACGCTCGCAATCGCTTGGCATACCATGCGTGAATACGAACGAGTACTGAAGCGGATCTCGAGATGGAAGGACGATGGCCCCTCGATCTGGGCGCGCCGGGTGTTGAACGAGTACGAACGGAGATTGGATTCGTGAACGATGGAATCAAGCTGGCCCCGTGTCCCGGCTGCAACAACAGCGGCTGGATTAACGACGGGTACGGCGATTGGATCAGATGCGTCGATTGCAACCCGCCTCCACCGTCAGCAAAGGTGCTGGAGTTTGCGAGGGGTGCTCGGGTGCGCAAGCCGAAAAAGCCGGTAGACGACTTGCCTCCCGCGGCATAGAATCCTGATATGAAACAAGGGCTCTACGCGAACATCCATGCCAAGCGCGAGCGCATCAAGGCCGGAAGCGGCGAGAAGATGCGTAAGCCCGGTAGTAAAGGCGCACCGACAGCAAAGGCGTTTCGGGAATCCGCTAAGACTGCGCTGAAGAAATGAAGGTCGCGCGCCTTGGAGACAATGGGAATGATGAAGCTCCTCCGGTTAGGCGTGGTATCGCTGGCGACATCCGTTTGGGAGCGGCTGCTTTCCGTCCTATTGCGGCTCGAGCAACTCGCCTTGCGGGTGCGCAAGCGGTTAGTCCGGTGAGGCTCGGCGGCAGCACGGGTGGCCGCATTCCGTTCTACGAGGATCGCGATACCCCGACAAACGATGTGAGGCTGGTGCCGTGAAAACCCCTGCATGGCAGCGCAAGGCTGGACAGAATCCGAAGGGCGGTCTTAACGAGGCTGGCCGACGATCCGCGAAGGCCGAGGGGATGAACCTCAAGGCTCCGGTCAAGTCCGGCGACAACCCGCGGCGCGCATCCTTCCTCGCTCGCATGGGCAACGCTCCCGGCCCGATGAAGGACGAGAAGGGACAGCCGACACGATTGGCACTCGCCCTGCGCGCATGGGGTGCCAGCAGCAAGGAAGATGCTCGAGCGAAGGCCCGGGCGATTAGCGCGCGTAATAAAGGAAAGTGACCGTGCCTTTAATTAAGTCATCCTCTGCTAAAGCTTTCCGCGAAAACATTCGCACCGAGATCAAGGCTGGCCGACCGACCAAGCAGGCTGTCGCGATCGCCTACGCTACAAAGCGATCGGCTGCCGCCAAGAAGGGCGCTGCAAAGCGTAAGGGCTAATGGATAGAGCCGAGCAAGTCCGGCGCGTACTCGAGCTGATTGAGGAGGGAATGTCCGAGAGATCAGCCTGCGCGGAAGTAGGAATCAGTCGCTCGACGTTCAGAACGACGGCGCTGAGAGTCAATTCGGGCGACCACTACGCGCGCGCGCTAGAAGCTCTGGCGCAGGATCAGGTCGAGAAGGCCGAGCAAGTCATCGAGGATATGCGCTCCGGCGTCATCGACGCACAGCAGGCCCGGGTCGAGCTCGATGCTCGCAAGTGGTTCGCGTCCAAGTTCCTACCCAAACGATACGGCGACAAGGCCGAAGTCGAGCACTCCGGCAACGTCGGTCTGACCGTCAACGTGGTTCGCCTAACCGATGCCGACAATAACCCTGCCTCATAACGGCTGGAGACCAAGACCGTACCAGTTGGGGGCATGGGGTGCGCTCGAGAGCGGCACCAAGCGCCTCGCTCTGGCATGGCATCGACGATCGGGTAAGGACGACATCAGCCTGCATTGGGCCGCGGTGTCCATGATGACTCGCGTCGGTTCGGTGTGGCATATGCTTCCGCAGGCCAACCAGTCGCGCAAGGCGATCTGGGACGCGGTGAATCCGCACACCGGCAAGCGCCGCATCGACGACGCATTCCCGATGGAGCTGCGCGAGAGCACTCGAGAGCAGGATATGTTTATCCGGTTCAAGAACGGCTCGACATGGCAAGTCGTCGGCTCCGACAACTACAACAGCCTCGTCGGCTCGCCCCCGGTGGGTGTGGTGTTCTCCGAGTACGCGATGGCAGATCCTAACGCATGGGCTTTCCTGCGTCCGATCCTCGCTGAAAACGGCGGCTGGGCGATCTTCATCTCGACACCCCGCGGCAGGAACCATTTCGCTCGGCTAGTCGAGTACGCCAAGCAGGATGCCGATTGGTTCGGTCAAGTGCTCACGGTCGAGGATACGAAAGCGATCCCGATGGCGACCATCCAGCGCGAGCGCAAAGAGCTGCGCATGGAGCGTGGAGACAAGGAAGCCGAAGCGATCATCCGGCAGGAATACTATTGCGATTTCGACGCAGACATTCCGGGTGCCTACTTCGGTGAGGCGATCCGCAGCGCAGAGGTCAACGGCAGGATCGGCGAGTTCCCGCACGTTATCGGCCAGCCTGTCGGTACGGCGTGGGATATCGGTGTCGGCGACTCCACGATCATCTGGTTCTACCAGCTCATCGGTCACAAGGTGCGAATCATCAACGTGCTCGAAGGCTCCGGTGTCGGGCTCGAGTGGTACGTCAAGAAGCTGCTCGCGATGGATTACGTCTATGGCGATCACATCTGGCCGCATGACGGCGCTGTGCAGGAATGGGGATCTGGTCAGTCTCGAGTGCAAGTGGCCGCGGGCTATGGCCTCAAGCCTCGCATCCTCGAGCGCGACTCGGTAGACGACGGCATACAGGCTGCGCGAATGATGCTGCCTGCGACCGAGTTCAATACCGCACCAGATCCGTTCCCGGGCGAAACGGCAGATGAGGCGAAGTCCCGTATGACTCGCGCGCTCGACGCCCTGCGGCAGTACAGACGCGAATACGATGACAAGCTTCAGCGGTTCAAGGACAAGCCGCTGCACGATTGGACGAGTCACTACGCCGACGCATTCCGGTATCTCGCCAAGGGTCGCAAGCCGTTCCGCGGCACGGAACAGGCGCGTCGTCCAAGCCATCAAGTGGCAGTAGCATACTACAGGGTGCTAGGGTAGACTTACCGCGCAACCCGAAAGGAGCGCCAGATGTCAAGTCTTTTTAAGCCGAAGATG